CAATATCGACTATTCTGCAGGCTATGCCTTCGGAGGTTAAAAGATGTCTGCACTTGATAAGCTTGAACGTGTAGAAATTACGGTTGACGGCGTGAAGGTTTCCGTTGTTGGCGGGTCTTTCAAGGGTGTGCCGTTTTTCATTAAGGAATATGAACGGCAAAACGGCGGGCGAAACATTGTTTCGAAGCCTGTTCCGTTTTCGTCGAATTTCGTGAACCAGGATCTGGGCGGTAAGATTCCGGCGTATTCGTTTGATGCCTATCTTGTTGGTGACGAATTTAAAGAAGCCCGTGATAACCTGATCGCGGCGTGTGACGAAGAAGGCTCTGGTGAACTTGTGCATCCTTTCTTCGGCCGTTTCCGTGTTGAATGTATTGGATATTCTGTTTCCGGTTCTATTGAAGGCGTCAACTATTGTACTTTGGGCCTTGAATTTAGGCCGGTAAGCGCATCGGAAGGCCGTCCGCTAAAAACAGATTTGGCTGGTCTTACTAAGAAGGCTGCGCAGGATTTTCAGGAAAAGTCTGTCGGCAAATTTGCGACGGCGTTTTCGATTGTCGGCAAGGGCAAGGTTCTTGTCGACGCTGCCGTTGATGCGACCGAACAATCTTTGGATGCAGTTTTGTCTGCGCGTGAGGTTCTTGCGAACGCGAATGATTTTGTAAGCGAAATCGGCAAGATCAAGGCTAACGCGTCCGTTATCATGATGGTTCCGGCTGATTTCGGGGCAAGGATTAAAAATCTTGTGACGGCTACTGCTGAAATTTTCGGAATTGCCGACAATTCCGGAAATGATACCGATGAATACCTGGCTATGCTTAATGCGTTGCGTGAACAGGAATCCGGCGAAAGCCCGTCGGGCAGAATTTCGGCGTTGATGAAGAATCTTTCTGCGTCGATGATTGTTTATTCGTTGGTTGACGCTAAGTTTGCGACTGTTGACGACGCGCTCGCATGCCAGAAGCTTATTGCGGATTCTTTTGAGTGGCTTCTTGATTCTACCGATGACGCCGAAGACTACATGGATCTTGACAACTTGGAGTCTGTGGCCTTCGGTTACTTGCGCGACGCGATGGCGAATATTGCAGTTGTTCTTGAAAAGAATCTTGACTATTCGAATAACGTGTTGCAGTTGTGTTATGATGTTTACGGCTCCGTTGACCGTGTAGAAGAGATTCTTGAACGTAATTCGCTTTCGCAGGGTTTATTCGTATTGCCTGGAAAAGTTAAGGTTCTTAGCAAATGATTTCTGTATTTTGCAATGGCGTACAGATGTGCGGGTTTTCTTCCGTGCAAGTAACTAGGTCGCTTGACCAGTTTTGCGCAACTTATGCGCTGAACGCGATTCCGAAAAATGGTGCGTGGTTGCCGACTTTTCCAGAAGATGAAATCGAGATACGTGAGGGTGACGATGCTGTTGTAAAAGGATTCAATGACGAGTGCAAGCCGTCATTTGATTCTTCAGGTTGTTCTTTTTTAGTTTCTGGTCGTGAAGTGAACAAGGATATTGTGGACTGTCCGTCAGAAAACTTGAATTTTGAAAACAAGAAAATTGATGAAATCGCACGTCTTATTTGTGCAGAATTCGATGTAGTATTTGACGGTGCTTCTGGTGCTGACATTGGCGCTCCGCTAGAAAAGTTTTGTGGCGATGCTGGTTCTACTGCATACGAGAATCTTCTTGCTGCTTGCCGTCAACGTCGGTGCATGCCTATTACGGATGGACTTGGGCGTGTTCGCCTTGACGGTGGGAAGTATTCGCCGGCTGTCGTGGATTTGAAGCAGGGTGTGAACGTGCTTTCTGCAGTTGGTAATTTCAGCACTAAGAATCGTTACAGGGTTTATCGTGTGATGGCTTCAAACGATTACAGCGGTAAGACTTTTGCCGAAGTGACCGATGATTCAACGCCGAGAAAGCGCCGTTGGGTGATGGTCGATGAACGGTGGTCTACTAAAGAGTGCTGTGAGGATCGTGCCATGTGGGAGGCCAAGCACAGGCAGGCTGTAGCAAATGCCGTTTCGGTCGTTGTTGATGGATGGCGTCAAAAGGCGGGCGGGCCTCTCTGGGTTCCCGGTTTGATTGTTCGTGCTGATATTCCGTCAATAATTGGCGATGCCGGTGAATTTCTTGTCAATAAGGTTGATTACAGGTTTGACTTGTCTGGCGGTGCGTCCGTTGGTTTGTCTCTTGTTGACCCGAACTGCTATTCGCCCGCTCCTGGATTCCCTGAAGCAAAGAAAAAGGTGCGGGCCACTAAGGCTAAAAAGGATGTTTGGGCGAGCATACGTGCGCAGACGGGGAGCATGTTGAAATGATTAGGTTGCTAGAAAGTATACGCCGTTCGATTCGTCTTATTGTTGGTAAATGCATTCTTACGGCGTGCAAGGTGTCTGAAGACGGTATTGAATCGAATGTCATTTTGCTTGGAAACGAAAAGCATTCTGCAGTCAAGGTTATGCAGCATTATGGTTTTGCGAGCCTTCCGGATGATGACGCCGAAGCTGTGGCGCTTTTTGTTGGTGGTTCGAGAGATAATGGAGTCGTGACGGCTGAACAGGGAAATCCGGAAGATATTCCGAAGCTTGAAAAAGGTGAAGTTTCTCTTTTTAGTAAGTATGGCCAGAAAATCGTGTTGAAGAAAGACGGCTCGATTTTAATTGTTCCGAAAGAAGGCGAAATCGTGAGGGTTGAATCCGACGTTGAATTTACTGGTGACTTGAAAGTTCTTTGCGACGGGATATTCATTACGATGCAGAATCATCAGCACCAGACGGCGGTTGGGCCGACATCACCACCGACTCCGGGCCGTTAGCTTAATGTAATTTTAGTGTCATTTTTTGACATTTCCTTTTATATTTAATTATATTTATGGCATGAGCGACCTCGCCTTGTCACAATCTGCCAACGGGAGATTCGATTTAGATTTTTCCGGAAACGACCTGCATTTGACCGATTCTTTGAAGAATGCGGTTTTGCTTTCGTTGGGCATTTGGGCCAGCGGTCGCGTTCCTGACGGAAACGCGGTTCTTGAACCTCAAATCAGTGGCTGGTGGGGTAGTTCTCTTGATGATATTGAACTTGGTTCTACGATCTGGAAAAGTTTCAGCGATAAAGTCGGCGAACCTGTTCTTGACAAGATTGATGCCGCTGTCACCCAGGCGTTGAAGTGGATGATTGACGATGGTGTCGCAAAGGATGTTGTCCCGGATACGTCCATCTTGTCTAAAAATTCAGTTGAAATTGTGGTGAAAATTGTCCGCCCAGATTCTTCAGAAGAAGAATACAAGTGGCAGGTGAACTGGGAGGCTACCGAATAATGTCTTTCAAGATTCCTACTTTGTCCGAAGTAAACAGGAATGTGGAAAACGGCTTTTCGAAGGCGTTTTACGGATCTTCCGGAATTTTGCGCGTGATGGTGCTAAAGGTCATTTCTAAGGTTGTGGCCGGTTCTATGTACCTTGTGGTGCTTCTTCTTTCCTACATCTGGAAAAATTCTTTTGTCGCTTCTGCTGAAGTTGACGGCCTTGTCAGAATCGGTTCAAAGAGGAACTTTCCGCCGAAGCCTGCAAGCCGTGCGCGTGGTACTGTTGATGTCGAAGGTGATGTTGGCGTTACTATTCCGGCGGGAACGGTTGTTGTTGACGAGCAGAGTGGCCATGAATATGAATTCATTGCTGAATGCGTGATTCCTTACAGCCTCAAAACGACAGCGCAAGTTTATTCTGTCGAATATGGTTCTGAATATAATTTGCCTGCAGATACGGTGCTTGTGTTCCGCGATGTCGCTCCGGGCGAAGCTTCGATCAAGGTTAGCGACGAAGGCTTGTATGGCGGCAATTGCGTTAAAGTTACTGTTGATGGTGTTGAACGCAAATGGGGGGAAACTGTTGAAGAATATCGTCAGCGCTTGAAAGTGCGCGAGCAGAACCAGGCAAACGGCGGTTCTGATACGGATTATTGGCTGTGGGCGATGAAATTCAGCGAAGTTTCTGATTGTTGGGTTATTCCGAATTGGCCCGCAACGAATTCCGTTTCGATTTATGTCGCTGATTTTCGTTCGAGCGCAATTGCTGTCAATAGTGTTGTCCTTGACGAAATCCGTGAGTTTATTTGCGCAAAACATAGGAAGCCTGCGACGTCTGATGTGTCTGTCGGGACTGTGGACCCGATGTCTGTATCGTTGGAAATCAAGATTCCGGTTGTCAATGACTATTTCAAGTCGGCTGTTGTCGATACTTTGAAGAATTTCTTCAGGTCCTATGGACCTGGCCAGTCTTTTACTGTTGAAGATTTGCAGCGCTATGTAATTTCGTTTAGTGGTGTTGCCGACTGCAAGGTCGTGACAATGAATGTCGATGGAAACGTTGTTGACTATTCTGTTACGCTTGATAAGGAGTATTCCGGTTCTGCAGGTGCTTATGAGGTGACGGGAAAGGTTATCGACGTTTCTTCGCTGGATTCTTCTGTAGTGTTTTCGAGGCTTGAATGAGTGTTTTTGTCGAAGAACTTTCGGACAAGGTGACTAGTGTCGGGCTTACCGTAACTGTTTATGGTGGCTTTTTCGATGCCGGGTGTTCGGTGTTCTTCGGTGATGTCGAAGCTCCTGTACGTAATTTTGAAGACTACGCCATCGAAGTTATCGTGCCTGATATTGATGATGGCGAATATGATGTTTCGGTTGTCGATTCCAATGGTGATTCTTATGAAGTTGGGTCTGTCAATGTTGGCGAAATATCCGATATTGGTGATTTCAATTTTGTTAAGGATTACGACGAAGAAGATTTTGAAGAATTTATTATCGGGATGTTTCCTAAAGGTCAAGTTTTTGACTTTGAAAAAGGTTCCGTTTTCAGAAAACTTTCTTACGCGATTGCGTTGAGCTTGCTGTATTTGTGGTCGTTAGTGCGTTCAATGATGAAAGCACTTGACCCGATGCATACTGACAATCTTGATGATTGGGAAGCTGACCTTGGTTTGCCCGAAGCAGGTCTTGTTATTGACGAACCTGAAATGAGGCGTCGTGAAATTTGGCGCTTGTATGGAAATGAAGGCGGCTGCTGCGAAAGTTACTTTGTGCATCTTTGCGCTCTTTTTAAGGTTTCTCCTAATTTCTACGAATACTACAAGAATCCGGAAGAATTCGAAAATATCGAATTCGGCAGTGACGACCCTAATTTTTATTTCAAGATCAAGTCTGACGTGATGCTTGGCGAAGTCGAATACATGTATTGTGATGGTTATTGCACTGACAGACTTCTTGATTTTGGCGATACGAACTATGAAAAAATGTTGCAGAAGGTCAAGCCTTCGCACACGAAGTTGATTCTTGAATACGAGGTAGACAATGCAGAAAATAACGACTGAAGTTGATGGAGTATTCAAGAACGGTACTCCTGGAAGCGTGCGCGGCACGAAGTTGAATGCTGAATGGTTTAATGCCGTTCAGGATGAAATCGTGAATTTTATTGAAGGTGCCGGTGACGAGCTTGATGCCACGAATAGCCACCAGCTTCTTGATGCGCTTTACGCGATTTTACAAAAAACAGATGGTCTTATGGTTAGTAAGATTGTCATTTCTTCGCAGGTTATGCGAACTGAGCTTTCGAATGGTCATCTTACTTTCAATGGTGGTGGCCATGTTGTTGACTTTGCTGCCGACGGAATAACTATTGATGGGTTGAACGTTGTCGAAGCGAATCATTCTTCGGGTGAAGACAAGTACCTTGAAATTTCCGGTGGCATTCAGATTCTGTCGAAGCTGATTGCTGGTGGAAATATCGAATGCGAAGGTGGTGGAAATTTCGCTGGTCATGTTAGAACGCCTAAAATCAATACTGATGCGATTGATCCGGAAACGTCCGGAAATATGATTCAGGTTGGTGGGTCGATGAGAGTCAATGGCAGTTTTAATGTCGGAACGTCTCAAAATCCTTCTAATACTGTTCTTTCGGGACGATTGCAAGTTCTTGATGATTGTGATCTTCGTGGAGAATTGGAAGTTACTGGTGATGCTGAACTGAAAAGTGATGTGCTTGTAAGAGGCAAGTTTACGGAATATGGCGATTGTGACTTGCTTGGTAATACTAGAGTCGGCAATACGGGTAATCATAAAAATTTGGATGTTTTTGGGTATTGCTGGGTTCGTAACCTTCTGCAAGCTTCCGGTCCTGTTGGCTTGCGTGGTGTTGTCAAGCAAGCGTCTAATTCTTCGACGCTTAAATCGCAGGCAGCTTCGTTCGCATCAGATGTTGATAATGCTCTTATCATTTTTAAGATGGAAGCGAATATTGTGTATTACGTTAATGGCTACAGCGATGACTCGATTGTTAATGACCATGATGTTGCTTTGCCGTTCTTGCGCGAATCTGGAAATGGCGACCTTTTGAGAATGTTTCCTGGTTAGGAGTAATTGATGGCTGTTGATGATCTTGAAGAACTTCTTGCGCTCGGCCTGATTGATGCTGGCGATAAGAATATTGCGATGACTGAGGACAGTGACCGTGCTCAGGCCATGCGCAATATTGCTCATCCGATTGCTGAAGCTATCCGTCGCGGTTCTCGCATTCAGTTTAAGGGTTTTGCAACATCGACGGAAATCAACCAGATTCCGGTTGACGAAAAGATTCCTGGTGACATCTACATTTGCACTACCGAAGGAATTTTGCTTGGTGAACCACCTTTGCCTGTGGCCGTAAATACGGCTGTTATGTGGGGCGGAAAGTCGTGGATGCCTTTCTTGCGTATCAATATTGACGAATATTGTACGAAGGAATATGTTGACGGCGCGATTTCAGAAGCAGTTTCTGAAGAAGCTTCTGAACGTGAAAGCGCTGATTTGTCTTTGCGTATTGCGTTGAGTGAACATGAGGGCAGAATCGATAATCCGCACCTTGTCACGGCTGCGCAGGTTGGTGCGTATACGAAAGAAGAAGTTGACGAAAAATTTTTAGAAGTGAATGCCAAGGGACTCATGGTAGTTAGTGGCCAGCTTCGTTTTGGATAAGGAGAAAACACGATGAGTGCAAATCCGGAAGTAAGTGAAGTACAAGACAAGAATGGCGAGATTGCCGATATTGTCGCCAAGCGATTCGACGGTACGAGAACTGTCAAGTTGACCGGCGATGTGACCGCTCAACAGTCGTGGACCGGTGCGCCAGATGCCGACGCCAGCACACCTAGTCTTGGACTGTCTACAACCATTTCTAATGGAGCGGTTACTGAATCAAAGCTTGCTACAGATTCGGTAACGGTCAATAAGATCAAGGATGGCGAAATTACGAAGGCGAAGCTTAATGCCAACGCCTACAATGAAACTGACGGAACGATTGCCGACGGAACAAACGCCAACCTTGCGACGAAGACCCAAGTCAAGGCGTATGTCGAAAGCATGATTGCTTCGGAAGGTCATTACAAGGGCGTGCAGAGTGTCGCCACAATCAATACTTGGACGGCATCGAACTTGCACAACGGCGACCGAGTAATCACGTCAGATTCCGGAACGCTTACGCTTGGCAACCTTCCGGTAATTGCCGGACAGGAATGCATCTTCTATGTTTCCGATGACCAGAGCACGAAAATCTGGCAGTCTTCCGAAGGCAACTACAAGACACGGCAAACGGCTGTGTCTGACCCGACCGTGCCTTCTTCCGGAACGACTGAAAGTCTTTCGTTCATCGATACTATTTCGCAGAATTCCAACGGCGAGATTACGCCGACAAAGAAGAATATGCGACAGGCTTCCACGTCGCAGACTGGCGTTGTGCAGCTTCAGGACAGTATTGGCGCGAGCGAAACGGAGAACGGAAAAGCCGTGACTCCGAAGGCCGTGCGAGACGCCATCGATGGTCTGGATGTTGCAGAAATCGGTGGTGACGGAAAGATTATTTCTGCGATTTCAGAATCTAACGGAAAGGTTAGCGCTACGGCGAAGACGATGGATTCGACGCCGACGGCTGGCCATACCGACACGACCGTGACATCTGCCGGTATCAAGGCGGCGCTAGACGCGATTGACCCTGGTTCTACCGGTATGGGCGAGGTCGTGGCGGCTGCTCTTGACGATCTTGACGCCAGATTGCGTGCGAACGAAGATGCTGTCGCTGAAACTAATCTTGGTACGCGTTCGGCTGACCGACTCGATGTGCAGACGCTTCTTGTCGGCGGTTCCGACGTGGCTGCTGACCTTTCTAATAAGGTCGATAAGGTTGCCGGTAAAGGGCTTTCTACGAATGACTTTACAGATGGCTACAAGAACGCCGTTGACGCTAATACGAACGCAAGACATACGCACAGCAATAAGACGGTGCTTGACGGTATAACGTCGACCGATGTTTCGAACTGGAACGCCAAACAGTCTGCGCTTACTTGGATGACGACAGAAGAAGCGCATGCCTTGTGGGCGGACGCGAAGGCTGCCGCACTTGCTCAAGCATAAGGAGATAAGATATGTCCGTGACACCATCTGATTACAATGACGACGCCATCAAGGGCGAGCAGCTTGCGGTGATTATGACCGATGTCGCTGCAGACTTGAACACAAAGCAGGCTGTGCTTGATGTGGAAGTCGATGTGGCGCACAAGCGTCTTAAATTCAAAAACGTGGCGTTTACTGTGACGCCTGCCGAATAGGAGTTAATATGTCTGTAACATTCATCAACAAATATTCCGACATTCCGGGTGGCCAGACCGCGGAACAACAATATGAAGCTGCAGCTACCGACCGCGCTGCTCTTGGCAAAAGCACTGTTTCTCTTGCCGGTCGTACCCTGCACTATGACGGCGTTAATGTCGAGCTTCCGCGCAAGGCTGTGAAGGTCGGAACGTGCGTTTATGCAGATTCTAACGGTGTGCTTCATTTCCTTGACGGTGCTAGTGTAAAGAGCGCTTCTATTCCTAGCGGTTGGGAATTTGTCGGCGTTGCCGTTCTTCGTAAGGGCGGGCAGGCGAAAATTCTTCACAAGACAGAAAACACCTCTATCAGATTCACGTCTTGCTGGGCTTGGGAAATTACAGGCATCGCTTACGGATCTTCGAACACCATTCAGTTTCAGCAACGAAAGAAAACCGGCAGTAATCCGGATACATTCGGAAATGTTGATATTGGTTCCGCGCTTGTGTTTACGCCGACCGACATCGACGATGCCGTTTCGCAGATTGACGCTCATCTGAAGACATCCGGAAACGAAGGCGGTAAATCCTACGACAGCGACATCGTGGCGAATTACAACTGGCATTGTGAAAAGCTTGACGGCCGAATCTGGGTCATTGCCGACTTTGACAGCTCTCCTTCTTATAGACAGTATGAAGGTCAGGTTGTCAAGAATACGAATATTGCCAATGGCCCGATTTCGTCCACGAACATGTGGACTCTTGCCG